GCGTCCAACCGCTGCGAGGCTGAGATCAACGCCGCGCAGGAGGTGGCGGCGGTGCAGGCCGTCACCTTTGCCGTCACCGCGGCCGACCGCGCCACACCGGCGCGCATTACGCGCTTGCAGTTCCTGCTGCGCTTTACCGAAGCGGAAATGCAGGCGATCGTGGCGGCCGCCGAGACCAATCCCGCGCTCAAGGCCGCGTTGCTCAAATGGCAGGCGGCGGAGGGCATCACGCTCACCAATCCGGTCACCCAGGCCGGGGTGCAGGCGCTGGAGATCGCGGGGCTAATCGCGCCGGGGCGGGCTGCGCAAATCCTCGCCGTGGAGTGAAGACATGCGCCAGCGCCTGCTCAACCTTGCCATAACACATCAACCCCAACCTGTAAGGAGTAACTTATGGCTGATACCTTCCTTCACGGCATCGAAGTCATAGATATCGACGACGGCATCCGCCCGATCCAGACGGCGCGATCGAGCGTCATTGGCCTGGTCGGCACTGCGCCGGCGGCAGACGCAACGCTCTTCCCGCTCAACACTCCAGTCATGATAATCACCCCGCGCACGGCGGCGGGGCTGGGCACTACCGGCACGTTGCCCGCTGCCGTGCATCTGATCCACGCGCAGGGCATCGCGCCGGTGATCGTGGTCATCCGCGTGCCGGACGTACCAGACGACCCGGACACCACCAATGTCAACGAGCGACTGGCCGCGGTCATCGGCGGCACCAACACCACCACGGGCGAGCGCACCGGCATCGCCGCGCTGCTTTCCGCGCGTGGCACGGTAGGCGTGACGCCGCGCATCCTGCTCGCGCCGGGCTTCAGTCAGAACAAGACGGTGGCCGATGCGCTCATCGGCGTGGCGCAGCAAGTGCGCGGTGTGGCCGTGATCGACGGCCCCAACAGCACGAGCGCCGCAGCCATTACCTACCGGCGCCAGTTCGGGTCCGACCGCGCCTATATCATCGACCCCGCCGTCGTCATCGATGGCCAGACGCTGCCCGCCAGCCCCGCCGTCGCCGGCCTGATGGCGCGCATCGACAACGAGCGCGGCTTCTGGTGGAGTCCGTCGAACAATCCCATCCTGGGCGTCACCCGCGCCGCGCGGGCGGTGGACTTTGAGCTGGGCAACACCAACTCTGAGGCCAACCTGCTCAACGAGGAAGGGGTCGCCACCCTCGTCAACGAGCAGGGCCTGCGCCTGTGGGGCAACCGCAGCGCGAGCAGCGATCCGAAGTGGGTGTTCCTGTCGGTGCGCCGCACGGCGGACATGATCCACCAGGCGCTTTTGCAAGCCCACCTGTGGGCGGTGGACCGCGCCATCGGCCGCGCCTATGTGCGCGATGTGCAAGAGGGCGTCAACGCCTACCTGCGTCATCTCAAATCGCTCGGCGCGATCCTCGGCGGGCGCTGCTGGCTCGATGAAGAGCTCAACAGCCCGGCCAATATCGCTGCGGGCAAGGTCTATTTCGATTTTGACTTCACGCCGCCGTACCCGGCCGAGCGCGTTACCTTCCGCAGCCACCTGGTCCCTAACTACGCCACCACCTTGTTTGACAACTAAGGAGTCCAAACATGGCCATCCAACACGTACTCGCCAACATGACCGCGTTCGTCAACGGCCGCGGCTACATCGGCCGCGTGGCCGAGTTCAATCCGCCCAAGCTCGCCCCTATCGTGCGCGAATACAAGGCGGGCGGCATGGGGGGGGAGGTCGCCATCCCCATGGGCGCGGTGGAAAAGCTCGAAGCCTCCTTTACCCTCACCGGCTACGACCCGGACGTGCTCGCCGCCTTCAGCGTGGTGCCGGGCCACCTGGTGCCGCTGCGCTTTACCGGCGGGATGTACGACTATGACGGCACCTGCCGCCCGATCGAGATCACTATGCGCGCGGTGCTGGCCTTCGAGCCGGATACCTGGAAGCCGACCGAGGCTTCGGACCTCAAGGTCAATGCCATGATCCACTACTACAAGATGGACGTGGACAGGCGCACCGTGCACGAGATCGACCCGGTGAACCTAGTGGCCGTCATCAACGGCACCGACCAGCTACAATCGATGCGCGCGGCGCTGGGGGTGTAATATGACGACCGTAACCTTACGCGAACCCATCGAGATCAACGGCGCCAAAGTGGGCGTACTGACGCTGCGTCGCCCCAAGGTGCGCGACCTGGAGGCCATCGACAAGATCGCGGGCGAGACGGCCAAGACCATAGCACTCATCGCCAACCTGGCGGAATTGCCGCCTGAGGCTATCCGCGAGCTGGACGCGGCCGATTTTGCCGCCGCCAGCAAAGCGGTGGCGGAGATGCTGGGAAACGGCTGATCGCGCCAATGGACGGCCTGGAGCTCTTGGCCTTGGCCTATCACTGGCCACCGGAGGTGGGGCGGGAGATGGAGCTTAGCGAGTTTGCTGAGTGGGTGCGGCGCGCTGAGCGCGTCATCCGCGCGCGCGGGGGTTGGTGATGGCCTCGCCCAGGAAGGCGAGGATCATGCCCATAATGCGCATGGATAGCGCCATCAGCGGCCAGAGCACGAGCGCCAGCCCCGCGGCCGTTCCGAGCGCCTGGGCCGGGCCGAAGATCGCCCAAACCGGAACGGCGGCCAGCGTCGCTGCAAGCAATGACAGGATGAGCGATGCCATACCCGATTTATAGTCAAGGAGCGCGCCCATGTCAATGACCGGCATGACCATCGGGGTAACGCTGAGCCTGATCGACCGGCTCTCCGCGCCGCTCAAGGGTGTGATGGGGGGTGTCGAGCGGCTCTCTGCCAAGATTGCGGCAGCGGGCGCGGCAGCGCATGCGCTCTCTTCCGCGCTTTCAGGTGTGTCACAGCGCGCCCAGGCCATCGCCGTGACGTCGGCACAGGCTTTTATGTCCTTTGACGATGCGCGGGCGTTGCTCGCGTCCATGCCCGGCGTCACCGACGAAGCGCTGACCAGGATCACCAACCGTGCGCGCGCCTTCACGCGCGAGAACAAGGTCACGCTCGGCGAATACCTGGACACCACCTACAACATCCTTTCGGCAGGCATCCCCGAGGCGCTGGCCAGCTACGCGACCGAGGTATCTGTCAAGGTCGCCCAGGCCACGCGCGGTGCCACCGCCGAAGCCGGCGAGGCGGTCGCCATCCTCTATAACAACATGCGCGACCCGACGCGCGATATGAGCGCCGAGTTCGCGCGCATGGGGGACGTGCTCACCGCCACGCAGCAGCGCTTCCAGCTCAAAAACCTCGAACAGCTCACCGAGGGGCTCAAATACGCCACCTCAGCGGCCAAGACCGCAAGGCTCTCGGTCGAGGACATGAATGCGGCGCTAGGTCGGCTCAACAGCGCGGGCCTGCAATACACGATGGCGGGCACCGCCCTGGCCAGTCTGCTCGCCAACCGCTTCAAGGCGGCGAAGGAAATCGGCTTCAAGGTGGCGGTGAAAAAAGGCACCGGCGAGCTGGACCTGTTGCGCACTCTGGAAAACCTCAAGCGCGCCGTGGGCGATGTCAACAAGATCACGCCGCAGATGGAGGAGAAGCTGCGCAAAGGCTTCGGCGATGAGGGGTTCCGTGCCGTGATGCTGCTTTTGGGTCAGCTCGAAGTGTTCAAGGAAGACCTGCAGGCCATCCGCAACAGCGCAGGCACCTTCGAGCGCGCGTCCAAGATCATCAACGAGTCGGCCGGGGCAAAGTGGCAGCAGGCCATGAACCGGCTCAATGATCTATGGCTGCGTCTGGGCGAGGCGATGAAACCGGCGCTGGACTGGCTGGGCGAGTGGATCACCCGGCTCACCGACGGCATTAATACACTGCTCGATCGCTTCCCTAAGCTTTCCAAGTGGATCGGTGCTGCCGTCCTCGGCGTGGCGGGGCTATCAGCGGCGCTTGCCGCCGTGGGCACGGCGCTCATCGGCCTGGCTGCACTCGGCAAGCTGCGGCAGATCAAGGACATCATCGGCAGTCTCTTTGGCAAGGCCGGAAAAACCGGCGCACCGGCCGCCGAAAGGGGCGGCCTGGGCAGCTTGCTGCCGGATGTGCAAAAGGTGTGGGTGGTCAACATGCCAGGCGGCGGCTTGGGCGATACCCTGCCGGACCTTGGTAGCGCAGCTGGTAAAGGCGCAGCTGAAAAGGCTGGCCAGGCCGCGCGCACGCTTGGGTCTCGCATCCGCTCTATCATCGCCGGTGGCTGGATGCAGCTTTCGCTGGCCTGGCAGACACTGGCTAGCTGGGGCGGCAAGCTCATCGGCATAGCCGGGTCGGTCGGCTCGGCTATCGCCAGCGCAGCCGGTGTGGCTGGCCGCGCCATCCTCACGCTTGGCCGCGCGGTCTTACTCAATCCCATCGGCCTGATACTCACCGCTATTGCGGCAGCGGCGTATTTGATCTGGCGTAACTGGGACGCCATTGGCCCTAAACTGGCAACAGTATGGCAATCCGTCAAGGAGGCGTTTGTCAGCGCGTGGGAGTGGATTAGCGCCCTACCCGGCAAGATGCTCACCATCGGCGGACAAATCATCGATGGCTTGCTGGCGGGCTTGCGCGTGCGCTGGGAGGCGCTCAAAGAGACTGTCTCTGGCATCGCCAAAAGTATCGCTGACAGCGTGCGCAGTGCGCTGGGCATCCGCTCGCCATCCCGCGTGTTTGCCGAGATTGGCGGCCATTTGATGGGTGGCTTGCAGCTGGGCATCGAGCGCGCAGCCAGCCTGCCGCTGGCGGCCATGCGCGGCATCGCCTCCGCTCTGGCCGCGCCGATCACGGCGGGCGCTATTGCGTTTGCGCCGCTTGCGCAAGCGGTCGAGCCGGTGGAGCTATCACAGACCACAGCTCTGCCATCGGCGGCAAGTAGCATGCCTGGCGCTGCATCATCGCCAGCGCCGATTCAGATCACCGTCAACCTCAACGGCCCGGCGAGCCCAGAGGCCGCGCAGGATGTGGCCGCTTCGGAGTCAGGTTTATTTTGCATACGACAGTACGTCGTGCCATAATGTATAGTATTACATACTGTGCGGCGAATCAAAAGGCTGCGCTTCCTCCCCGCTCTGAAGAGCGGGGCTTCCGCGCCGGGATCTCTGTGAACGAATATGATAGTTCTGAGTGAGCTTTATCTCTATCCGGTCAAGTCCTTGGCCGGGATTCAGGTGACCTCGTGGGAGCTAGACGCCTTCGGTTTGCGCTTTGATCGGCGGTGGATGGTAGTCACGCCGGCGGGCAAGTTCATGACCCAGCGCGAGTTCCCTCAGATAGCGAGGATCCATCCGCGCTTGGAGTCAGGCGCAGACGGGGAGGTAAGATTACGCCTTTGGCATCCTGAGCTGGGAGAGTGTGAGGTTCCCGCCGCGCGCGACCGTCCCCGAGTGCGAGTGATAGTG